GTAAACTGGACTACACAGAGTATGGTTCACTCCATACATTGTATAGAACTAACTACCCATTGTTCTTAGAATACAATGTACGTGACGTAGAATTGATTGAAGAACTGGAAGACAAACTTGGTTTCATTGAGTTGATTCAATCAATGGCGTATACTGCTAAGTGTAATTATGCAGACACATTTGGAATGGTGAAATATTGGGAAACCATTATTTACAACTTCCTCAAGGAACAAGGAATCCAAACACCACCACAGAAATTACGTGGACAAGAAAAGACCAATAAGATTGAGGGTGCTTACGTAAAAGAACCATTGGTTGGCGGTCATGACTGGGTTGTAAGTTTCGACTTGAACTCATTGTATCCACATATTATTATGCAGTATAATATCTCGCCTGAAAAAATGATTAGGGGTAAGGTAGATACTTCTGTAGAAAAATTACTTACTGGTAAACAGACAATCAAAGGTGATTATGCTGTAACACCAAACGGTGCACAATTCAAAAAAGACAAACAAGGTTTTCTTCCTGAACTCATGGAACAATTCTATGACGAAAGAAAGTTATGGAAGAAGAAAATGATTGGATATCAAATTGAACTGGAAAGTGTTTCGGATAAGAAACAACGTACAGTTTTAGAAACAAAAATCAAACGTGCGTATAACAACCAACAAGTTCGTAAGATTGCATTGAACAGTGCTTATGGTGCTCTTGCTAATCAGTGGTTTGCATTCTTTTCTGTAGACCTTGCAGAAGCAATTACGACTTCGGGTCAGTTGATTATTCAGTGGGGTGAGAAAACAATCAATGATTGGTTGAATCAAGTTCTCAAGACAGAAGACAAAGACTATGTGATTGCAATCGATACTGATTCATTGTATATCACTCTTGACGATTTAGTGAAACAAGTCTTTCCCGAAGATACACCGAAGGCAAAAATTATTGACTTCATTAATACTATCTCAGAAGATACTATTGAACCTGTACTTGCAAAAGGATATGATAAACTTGCAAAAGATACAAATGCATTCCAACAGAAAATGCAAATGGGTCGTGAGGTAATTGCAGACAGAGGTATTTGGACTGCTAAGAAGAGATACATTCTTAACGTACATGATAACGAAGGAGTCAGACTCAGAGAACCTAAACTGAAAATGATGGGCATAGAAACTGCAAAGTCTTCTACACCACAATGGGTTAGAGGTAAACTTACAGACGCATTTAATGTTGTCATGAATGGAACAGAACAAGACCTATGGGAGTTTGTAGAAAAAGCACGAAGAGACTTTAGAACGCTACCGCCTGAGGACGTTGCATTCCCTAGAGGTTGCCGTGGTCTCAGACAATACTCAGATAGAACAACTATCTACAGTAAAGGAACACCAATACATGTGAGAGGTGCATTGTTATACAATCATTTACTTACACAGAAGAATCTTGACATGAGATACGAAGTAATCAAAGAAGCAGAACAATTACATTTCTCATATTTGACTACACCGAATCCTATCAATGAGAATGTGATATCTTTCATTGGAGCGTTACCAAAAGAATTTGACCTGCATAGATTTATTGACCATGACAAACAGTTTGATAAAGCATTTGTTGAACCACTAAAAGCAGTCATTGGACTAGTAGGTTGGAATCCTGAACCAGTTGCAAGTTTAGATAGTTTCTTTACATAATAAATAGACCCTTTTCATAAATAAAGGGTATGTATGAATATAGAGCAAAAATTTTAAAAGTCATAGATGGTGACACTGTTGATGTGGATATCGACCTAGGTTTTGGCGTAGTCTTAACAGACGAAAGAGTCAGAATGATGGGCATCGATACACCCGAAAGCCGTACTAGAGATAAAGTTGAAAAAACTTTTGGTAAAGCTTCAAAGGCACGTCTGATTGAAATTTTAGGCAAAGAAACTATATTACAAACGCAAATTAATAGAAATGGCGAAGATATGAAGGGGAAGTTCGGTAGAATATTAGGTGACTTCCAAATTGAAATTGACGGTGAAACTAAACTTGCTACCCAAGTATTAGTAGAAGAGGGACATGCAGTTCCTTATTTTGGTGGTTCAAAAGAAGAGATTCGAGAACAACATATGATTAATAGAAAAAGATTAATTGACGAAGAAGTTGTAATAATGTCTTATGATAAAGCAGGAGTTCAATAATGTTAATTGAGTGGATGGACGTATTTTATATAACCATGATAGGTATAATATTTGCATTCATAATTCACATTGAAACAGAACTCCATACGATTAAGACTATGATTGAAGAAGTCATAAAGTTTGATGAGTCTAAAAGAATTAAAAACGGTAACGGGCATAAAAAAGATTAGAAAACCCCTTACAGAAATTTATTATACATAGTATAATAGGTATACATTATGGAGAAGTGTTATGTCATTTATTAAAGACTTAGTAAAGTCCACTGGGAACGAATACGCTAGTGTTGTTTCCGATGGCGTGGCTGCTGGAGACGTTGACTCGTTTATTGATACGGGTTCTTATATCTTCAACGCCTTATTGAGTGGTTCACTAAAAGGTGGATTACCTAAAAACAAAATCACTGCACTTGCAGGTGAGTCTGCCACTGGTAAGACTTTCTTTGCATTGGGTATGGTCAAACAATTCTTGGAAGACCACCCTGAAGCTGCTGTGATTTACTTTGAATCAGAATCTGCACTAACGAAAGATATGATTGAGGAAAGAGGAATCGATTCCAATCGTATAGTTATCGTGCCTGTAGTGACGGTTCAAGAATTCAGAAACCAATCGCTGAATATACTTGATAAGTATCTTGAGACAGAAGAGTCAGAACGTCCACCTATGATGTTTGTACTTGATTCTCTTGGTATGCTATCAACTACTAAAGAGATTGAAGATACTGCAGAAGGAAAAGAGACAAGAGATATGACTCGAGCACAAATTACTAAGGGTGCATTCAGAGTTCTAACTCTTAAACTTGGACGTGCAAAAGTGCCAATGATTGTAACCAATCACACTTATGACGTTATAGGTTCCATGTTCCCACAAAAAGAAATGGGTGGTGGTTCAGGTCTTAAGTATGCGGCCTCTTCAATTATATTCTTGTCAAAAAGGAAAGAGAAGGACGGTACAGAAATCATTGGTAATATCATTCATTGTAAGAATGCTAAATCAAGATTGACTGTGGAAAACAGAATGGTAGATGTCAGACTTACATATGATAAAGGTCTTGATAGATACTATGGGTTACTTGACCTTGCACTTGCCTTTGACGTATTCAAAAAACAAGGAACGAGAGTTCTTTTACCAACAGGTAAAACAGAATACGGTAAGACAATCAATAACAATCCTGAAAAGTATTTTACAGAAGACGTTATGGATAAATTAGAAGAAGTAGTTAATGAGTATTTTAAGTATGGAAAATCAAGCGAGACTGGAACAGACGATTCTCAAGAATCTAGTTCTTAACGAAACATTTAGTAGAAAAGTATTACCCTACATTAAGGGTTCGTATTTCACTGAGATGGACGAAAGGACTGTCTTCTCAGAGATATCTGATTACTTTTTAAAGTTCAACCAGCCCCCTACAACTGAGGCACTTCTCATAAATCTAGATAGTAATGAAGAGTTATCTGATAACATTCTAGGTTCAGCAAAATCAGTTGTAGCGGGGTTCGGTTCTTTTGAGGAAGATACTCCTGTAGAATGGTTGACGGAAGAAACTGAGAAGTGGTGCCAAGACAGAGCAATCTATCTTGCACTTATGGACAGTATTGAAGTCGTAGACAAAAAGTCTCAAAGGTCTACAGGTGAGATTCCTGAATTATTGAAAGACGCCTTATCAGTTACATTTGACGCAAACGTAGGTCATAATGTATTAGAAGACTCGGAGAAAAGATTTGAGTTTTATACTACAGAAGAAGAGAAGATACCATTTGATTTGGAATACTTCAACAAAGTGACTAAGGGTGGATTACCAAACAAAACTTTGAACATTTGTCTCGCAGGAACAGGTGTTGGTAAATCACTATTCATGTGTCACTGTGCTTCTGCTCACTTACTTATGGGTAAGAATGTATTGTACATTACCATGGAAATGGCAGAAGAAAGAATCGCAGAAAGAATCGATTCAAACATTATGAATGTACCAATCAAAGAACTGCCTGATATGTCTAAGTCAATGTATGGTAAGAAGATTGAAAAACTAAAAGACAAAACAAAAGGTAGAGTATTCATTAAAGAATATCCTACAGCAGCTGCTCATGTTGGACACTTTAGACACTTACTACAAGAACTAGAACTCAAGAAAGATTTTAAACCCGATATAATCTATATCGATTATCTAAACATATGTGGGTCATTACGTATCAGACCTGGCGCTGGTGCAAACTCTTACACATTGGTCAAGAGTATTGCTGAAGAAATGCGTGGTCTTGCGGTTGAATATGACGTGCCCATTATGAGTGCAACACAAACTACAAGAAGTGGTTTTGGTTCTACCGATATTGGTTTAGAAGATACCTCAGAATCATTTGGATTACCTGCAACAGCAGACTTTATGTTTGCTTTGATTACGTCTGAGGAACTAGAAGAGTTAGACCAAATGGTGGTCAAACAATTGAAAAACAGATACAACGACCCTACAGTATTCAAAAGATTTGTTTTGGGTGTTGATAGAAGTCGTATGAAATTCTATGACTGTGAACAAGAAGCACAGGAAGAACTCGTTGATAGTGCAATTGCACAGGAAGACGACACGCCTGTAATGGACAGAAATGAGAAATTCAAGGACTTTAAAATATAAAAATACCTAAATAGTAAGACAGTATGGTATTATTATGGCAAAGAATTTGAAATCGCAAGAAGTTCTAGACTTACTACAACAGAAAGTTAGTTTGAAAAAGGAATTAAGACTTGCAAGAAAACAAAAAGACTCTAATGAGGTGCAACGCCTCAATGGTGCCATATCTTCTATTGACAAACACCTTAGTTCGACACCATTACAGAAATCATAAATAGTAGACAAACACTTCAAAAGGTGGTAGCCTACTATTATGGCAGTTAAAAATTTACATTTAGAACATTTAGAAGACGAGATTATCAATAATGGTATTGATGGTGGACGTTCTGCTATCTATTTCCTTATGGAACTACGCAAAATGCTCAAGGGTAATAGTAGTTCACGTGTTAACATGACTGTCAAATGGGACGGTGCACCTGCTATATGGGCAGGGCCTCACCCCGAATCAGGTGAGTTCTTTGTTGCAAAGAAATCTTTATTCACCCAAAAACAATTACACTATAAATCAGAACAAGAAATCAAAGACGCACCTGAACTTACAGGTGACCTAGAAGAAAAATTCCTTACTTCATTTAGATATCTTTCAAAAGTAGGCATGAAAGAAATCCTACAAGGTGATTTAATGTATACTAATGATAAAGGTTCTACTAAATTTGATGACGGTAAGTACATTACATTCCAACCTAATACAATTCTATACGCAGTCAAAGAAGATTCAGACTTAGGTAAAAGGATTAAGAAATCAAAAATGGGTATCGTATTTCATACCACATACAGTGGTTCTACCATAGAAGGATTAGGTGCTAAATTTGGTGCAAATATAAGTGGACTAAAACAAGGTGACGTTTGGATAGATGACGCAACATATAAAGACGTTAGTGGTACAGGTTCAATGACTGCTAAAGAAGCAATGCATTTATCTAAGATACTAACCGCAACAGGTAAAGCATTCCATGGAATCAAGAAAAATGATTTAACTAAGTTCCAAAAAGTTATGGCAACTATGGAATCAAAAGGTGCTTCGGGGGCAACATATAAAACATATGCTAACTCACTTATACGTACAGGTGGTAAATTCAAACCAAACTCTCAAGACTACATAAACTATGTTGGTAAATATTGGGAAGAAAAAATAGTTGCAAAAGTAAAACAAGAAAAGACTAAGAATATCAAAAGAGAGATTGGACAAGATTTAATTAAAGAATTAAATGGATTAAGAAAAATGATTGATAATCTTACTGCTTTCCAATCATATTTGGTAGAAGGTAAAATGTTAATTATCAATTGTCTTAACAGAGTTAAGGGTATAGGAACATTCAAGAAAACAAACAAGGGATTTGAAGTAGTAAATCCCGAAGGTTACGTAGCAATCGATAAAGAAGGTGGTGCTGTTAAACTGGTAGACCGTATGGAATTTGCCTATAATAACTTCACTGCACAAAAGAATTGGGATAAATAGAAGTATGTATGACGATTTAATAATAGAAGACGCAGAATACCAAGGTAAGAAGGTCAAACTGAATGACCCTATCAGAAACCCTAGTGGTAGTAAAAAGAAGTTCAAGGTCTACGTTAAGAACGATAAAGATAATGTCGTTAAGGTTGAGTTTGGTGACCCTAATATGGAAATCAAACGTGACGACCCCAAGAGATTAAAAGCATATCGTGCTAGAATGAACTGTGATACAGACCCAGGCCCAAAATGGAAAGCAAACTATTGGTCTTGTTGGCAATGGAGAGCAAACGCACCAGTAGATGACGATGTCAAATATGACTTTGAATATTTCTTAGGTGAAGTAGTATCAATGAAAACTAGACTGAAAATGAAACAGGCATTCAAGAAGAACAAAGCAAAGATACTAAGAGCAAGAAAGAAAGCTGCTAAGAAACCACAACTACAGAAAGGTCAGATAGAAAAGAAAGCAGAATTACAGGCACGTAAAGCAATAGAAAAGAAAATTCTTAAAGGTAAATCCAAGAAAGATTTAGGTGTTGGTGCAAAAGCAGCCCTTGAAAAACAAATGGCGAAGAAACAAAAAGCAATCAAGAAGATTGCTATGAAGATACGTAAAGACGTAATCGCAAAAGAGAAAGCAAAAATCAAAAAGAAACTTGGGGGTGTGAATGAAGAGTTTGCATTACCAAAATATCCAGCACAAACTGATATCAAATTTAAAGAGGATGATTGGGTAATTGGTGACCCTGAAAAGGGATATGAGTATGACACCTCTAAGACTGGTGACCAAAACATGGAAATCATGAATGACTTGGTGGATAAAGAAAGGGAGACAATGAAGTGAAATCTTTTAGGTCATTTAACGAGGCAAAAGAAAAGGGTGCTACATTTACATTTGGTAGATTCAATCCACCCACCACTGGTCACGCAAAACTAGTCAAGAAGTTGGAACAATCTTCCAAAGGTGGTTATGTGCCTTTAATTTACACTTCACATTCAAGTGACCCTAAAAAGAATCCTCTTAGTTACAAACAAAAAATTACATACCTCAAGAAGTTCTTTCCTAAGATTGGTGTTATCAATACACCTGCACGAACTATCTTTGAAATTGTAGTAGACCTACACAACAAAGGATATACGAATGTACGTATGGTTGTAGGTTCAGATAGAGTCAAAGAGTTTGATATGCTTGTTAAGAAGTATAACGGAAAAAAAGGAAGACACGGTTTCTACAAATTCAATTCAATCGACATTATATCTGCTGGTGAACGTGACCCTGACGCAGATGACGTATCAGGAATGAGTGCAAGTAAAATGAGAGCACTTGCTGGTGAAGGAGACTTTGACGCATTCCAAGAAGGTGTTCCAAGTAAAAACAAAAGATTGGCACAGTCATTATATAAAGACGTTAGAACTGGTATGGGTATCAAAGAAGAAACTATACCTTGGTATATCAGAGAAGATTTGATTATGGAAGGTGTTTATGACCAAGGAATATTCAAAGCAGTATTTCTTATGGGTGGGCCAGGCAGTGGTAAATCCACAGTTGTAGATAGACTTGCACTAAAACCACTAGGTTTAAAACTTGTAAACACGGACAAAGCATTTGAAGTGGGACTAAAGAAAGCAGGTTTGGGACTTGACTTAAGAGGTGCAGACTTCTCTAAAGTTGACCCTGTACGTGCGAAAGCAAAGAAGATTACAGGTATGAATCTAGATAATTATATTGAAGGAAGACTAGGACTTATATTTGATACCACAGCTGCTAAGTCAAGCAAGATTGCAAACTATAAAAAGATGTTAGACAAACTAGGATACGATTATAAAATGGTATTCGTAAATACTTCTTTAGATAACGCACAAGCAAGAAACGATATGAGAGCAAGAAAACTACCACCTGAAATAGTAAAGGGTGATTGGGACGCCTCACAAAAAAATGCAAGTAAATTTAGAGCAATGTTCAAGAAAGATTTTGTAGAGATAACAAATAATGATGATGTTAAATCATTAGAAAAGAAAGCAGACCAGTTGTATAGTAAACTACTGACATGGACAAGTAAGTTCCCTAGTAACAAAATGGCAATGGCATGGAGAGAACAAGAACTTCTTAAAAAGAAGTCTAAATAAACATATGAGAGTAACAAAAACTTACAAACAATCTGAATGGTTAGTAGAAGGCCCCGAAGAAGCAGCCTCTCTTAAAGCAGACCAAGCACGTGAAGTTGAAGATTTAAAACGAAGACACGAAGACGAAGTTGAAAATTTAAAACTGAAACACGAAAGAGAGTCGGAAAGACAATCAAAAAAAGACGAAGCAGAAGCTGAAAGAGAATCACAACAAGAAGATACTTTACCTGATATCGAAGATTCAAAATATTTACAAGACGCTGTTGACGAAGGTAAGTTAGTTAGTAGTGTAGACAATGTACTTGATATTATTGTTAAAAAACTTAAATCTGAAATGGGTAAAAGATATAAGAAAGATGCAAAAGACGGAATAACATTTATTAGTTCTATAGCAAAAATGGTAGGAATTGTAGTATCTGATAAGAAACAAGGGAAAAACAGATTGTTCTTAAAACAAGGTGATGAATTAGAAGAAGGACTTTGGGACAATATCAGAAAGAAAAGAGCTCGTGGTGAAAAGATGAGAAAGAAGGGTGAAAAAGGAGCTCCAACCCAAGACCAAATTCAAAGAGCACAGGAAGACAAAGAAGAACAGGATAAAGACGTAAAAGATAAAGAAGGTACTCAACCTAAAAAGTATTACAAAGGTTTAGATAAAAAAACCAAAGAAAAAAGGGACGCACACTTCAAGAAAGGACTAACTGGGCCTGCGCCTGGCGATGAAGACGAAGATGGCGAACCTACAAAGACTAAAAAATCAGTTCATACTAAAAAGTTTGATAAAATGTTCGGAAAGAACTAAGGATAAATATATGTGCACATGTTGTAAATGTTGTAATTGTACATGTTGTTAGGGGAAAGATATGATAGGTAATAAAACAGATAACGGAGTTCATGAAATTGGGACAGACGATATACGTCTGACTTACCAACATGATACGCCTGGCCAAGACGTAGAGAATTACATAAAGGAACAAGAGAAAGCATTCCACGAAGAGAAAGATAGAACTAAGAAACATTTCTCACAGGTATTTGGTAATCCTTTACAGGGTTATCCTCACAACGAAGCATTTGAAGTCAAAGAAATCAAAGAAAATCAAGAAGTATTTGAGAACGAAGAAGGACTTAAAAACAAAGCAGAAAAGTCAGGAATATCTCTAGGTATTCTAAAACAAGTATACAACAGGGGACTTGCCGCTTATAAAACTGGTCACAGACCAGGCGCTACTGCTCCACAATGGGCAATGGCAAGAGTCAATAGTTTTATTACCAAGGGTAAAGGTACTTGGGGTAAAGCAGACTCAGATTTAGCGGACAAAGTCAGAGGTTCAAAGAAGTAACATAATGGAGTAAGTGGTCATGGTCAATGAGGACTGGTTAAGTAAACACGGAACTCATGAACAATACGTCATTAGAACGTATGATTCAACAACAGACTGGATAGATACTACCAAAAAAGAAATGGTTTATGCCCTTGCGGGCAATGGGTGGCAAATCCTGTATAAACGTGACGAAGAATATGGGACAGGTAATAAGTTAGTGCCAGGCACTAAGTTTATGTTACCTGATAATGTGAAATATAAAATTTTAAATAAGGAGAATATAGATTCAAAGTTGGTTCTCAAGATTGAGTTTATATAAATAAAGGTAGTATGAGTAATATACAAGATTGGAAATCGGAATTAGCCAAAGTTCGTTCTTTCGTTAAGGAAGCAGCTGAACCTGTCGTTGAAGAAAAGACACAGGACGATATAATTGCGGAAGAAATTGACGCATTGTTAGAAGGTTTCGAGGAACCAATCATTGAAGACACTCAAGAATCCGATGTAAACAATAAACTTCTTGAAAAGAACATGTTAGGACGTTTAGCTAAATCATTGGACTTAAACGAAGAGAAAAAATCAATGCTTTTTAATTATTTTGAAAAGGGAGAGTTAATCCAATGAGCATAAACAAATTATCAAATGACTTAGTTGAAGCAACTAAGAAAGTCATGACCGCAGAAGAAGAATACAAAGAATTCTTCGCAAAGGCACTTAAGAAATTTAAGGTAAATTCACCTGCTGATTTCAAATCAGACGAAGAGAAGAAGAAGTTCTTTGATTATATCGACAAGAATTATAAAGGTAAATCCGAAGATATCAGTAAAATGCAAGAGTGGATTGCCGCTGGTGGTGACAGACGTAGAGTAAAAGAAGGTGACTCTAGAAAAACTAAAGTCGAAGACGTGGTCAGAGGTATGTGGGAAGAGTCTGCTGGAGAGTAACATGCATTTTCAAGGTAATATATTCCAAGAATTAAAAGAAAAGAAAGTCTTAGATAAAGACGGAAAAGTTGACGCACTCGGCCCATACGGTAAGTCAAAACTTACTGGTATGGAAGTAAATAATTATTTCAAAAAGAACAAAGTCAAAGACGCTAAAGTCAAGAAAGCAGTAGAAGTTGCTTTAGACCTTAGTGGTGCACATTCAGTTGCAACTAAAGAAATTGCAAAGTTCTATGGTAACGCAATGCTTAAAAACAAAGACGTTATGAAAGCACTCAAATTTGCAAACGAATCATTCGTACTAAACCAAGAACTAAATCAAATCCACGAAGCATATCTAATTGAAAAGAATTTAATGCCTGCAATACAAAAGATTGTATCAGACAAACAAGCACAGAAAGTCGGTGGAGTTATGTTAGACATGTTCACTGCAAGTGTTATTGTAAAAGCCTATGATTCAGTCAACGACTCTAACAAAGCTAAAATGGAAAAAGCAAACATAAACATTTTAGTTAAACTTGCACATAAAGTTATGGGTATGAAAGAAGACCTAGACGAAGGTAAGTATGCAAAATACTCAGACTTACTCTTAAAGAAAGCAAGAGAAATGCAAGCAATCGATAAAGCACAAAACAAGTCAAAGGTTGCGAATCCTTCACTAAATGCTCTTAAAGCAATCAACAAAGAGATTGAAAAAGAGATGAAGAAACTTGGTATCAAAGAAGAAGTTATCTCAGAAAAGATTGTAGGAACTGGTGAATCAATCAGTAAAATCTTTAAGACTAAAGATAAGAAAGAGATTGACGGTATTGCAAATCTTATGAACATGACAAGTACCAAAGTCCTTCAATCTATGATGAAACAGAATCCAAAAGGTTTCAAAAGAATGGCTGCTAAAATGGGTGAACTACCTGCTATGGAACAAGTAGAGGAAGGTGCAGTATCAGCCGCTCAAAGAGCTGCTATCGCAATATCCAAGAAAGAGAAAGCAGGAAAGCCTGGATATGATAAAGAAGGTAAGTCTCTTAAGAACAAGAAAGAAGAAACTATAGAAGAAGCTTCTAAAATGGCACCACCTGAACTTATCAAACGTATTGAACAAATGACTGATAGGAATGACCATAATGGTTCATTGATTGCACTCGCAGCTGCAATGAAAGAAAAGAAAGCAGGAAAAATGTTAGAGTTGTTATCACAAATGCATAAAGCAAATGGTTCAATGAGTTCTGACATGATGGCAATGCGTAAGGGAATCTATGATGAACTTATGAAAAAGTCTAAAAAAATGTACAAGAATCACAAAGAAATTAATGGTGCATTCTAATGTCAGATAAGAACGTAAGCTTAGACGCAAGGTATAAGTCTTTTAAAGAGAGAATCAAAAAACTTGGTTACATAAAAGACAATGCTAAAAAGGTAAACAAAGTAATCGAAAAGGTCGGTGACTTTGGTATGATGTCTGACGCAGGGAACAAGAAAGTTGCTCGTGCAGTTGCACAGAGTAAAAACGAAAAGGATTTACGAGCAAGACTAGAGAAACTCAGCAAAATGGCTGGTGGAAAATATGTCGAAGCAAGTGAAGATGAAGTTATCATGAGAGCGGTCAACGCCTTAGACTATGGTGCAAAGGGTACACAGAAACACGCAGATGCGAATGTTATGGTACAACTTGCGTCTATAGACGATACAGGTAAAGATACAGACGTGAGAACAGATGACATGAAAAAGACGAAAGTCAAGGCAGGTGATGCAAGTAAAGTATATAATGCTTTAATGAGTATCAAAGCGCCACTCAGGTCTAAATACTTAAACATGATGCAGAAGGACTCGAAAGGGTTCAAGAAATCATTTGACGCTGTCTTAAAGGTAGCGAATAAATAAACGAGAGGAAATAAAAATGGCACTATGGGGAGTATCAGATAGCGATGAAAGTAAACCAAAGTATCTTTCAGACGCCGATAAGAAAAACACTATTGCTAAGCCAGAAGGTTGGGTTCTTAAAAAAACTGTAGGTTCTAGAAATCTAGAAGAGATTTTGGTTGCTACTGGTGCAGACCTTGCCGTTGGTATTGGGCAGGCAGACATTACAGAAATTGATTTTGTTACAACAGCATTTGATAAATCAGATGGTGGAACATTATCAGTTAAAGTATTCTTCAACGAGAATGTGACTGTAAGTGGAACACCACAACTAACTGTTGTTAATGACAACAATGCAAACCATACATTATCGTATGCTAGTGGTTCAACCACTAACGAACTTGTATTCAGTCTTGCAATTGGAGCCGCAAACGCAGCTACAGACGCAGGTGACGTACTAAGTATTGGTGCAAACGCAATGTCGTTAAATAGTGGAACTATTGTTGACACAGCAGGTGGTGGTAACGCAACTATCACTAATGTTGCAGGAATAGGAACAGCTGCTGGAACAATAACTGTTACAGCTTAACAATAAAGGGAATATATTATGGCAAATTTTGATAAGTCGGGAGACGCAGAACTAGGAAACTGTGACGTATCCACACTAACTAGTGAAATGGATAAAACCACTATGATTAGTGATGCGGAATATGACGCTCTGTGGGAAGCAAATAAGAATAGGTTTTATAAACACCAAGCGTGGCCTAATCTTTTTGGAGATGCGGAAAAGAATCCGTATGTTTGCACAGACGAAGCAGACGCTAAAGTAAAACTGAAACAGTATTTAACGGATTTCAGAACTGGATATCTTAAGGATTTAGTAGATTGTTACTTCCTTAGAGTATATGAAGGTTCTGATATTCGTGCTTTACTGTTGTTGATTGCATGTAAATTTAAAGAAGATACGAATCCGAAAACTTATGAAGATTCGGACGCATACTTGATTAGAGAAGACGCTGACTTAAAGAAACTTTGGGAAGCTAATGGTCAATCAGGAGACTACAGAAACGATTGTATCATTACTGATTTATCTTTGAATTTACCTTTATCAGACGGTACAACGTCAAGCTCATGGTATTATTCTTGGTATGTACAAAACACTACCTTTGAAAAAATACACAGAACAATTGGTTTAGACGGGTACAAAAAAATATTGAATCAATTTAGTGGAACCATTCAAAAGAACTGGATAAAATCAGTCTTTGACATGATGAAACAGTATGGTGACGAGGGTACTATACCAAGAGGTTCAATGGCAGGTCAAACTGTAGAAGCAGCTCCAGTATTTGGATATGTTGACGATAACACAACACCTGCATTTACAACAGGAATCCGACAAAATGACCCTCATTATGCGGCTTTACCCGATGACATTAAACCATGTGGTTGGCCAATAAGTTCAATAAAACTTGGTGGAAAGTATCCACCTTATGATTAAGAGGTAATCAATGAAAATTAAAGTATTAGGTTCAGAAGCTGCTTGCGGTACATCTACTACTAATGGTTCTAACTTTGGCAGTTCAACTGTAGTTAGACTATGCAATAGTGGTGCTACAGACAGACTCGTATCAATAGAAACATCTGCAAATGCACTTATCGGTACATTCACTCTAAAAGCAAATGGAGTTGAGTTTGTACAGAAAGACCCGTCAGATGAAATCTTTGCCGCCCACGCTTCAGTTTTAGGTGTTGGTGTTGCAATAACTACATAAGGTAAACATATATTATGGCGTATCAAGTTACGATGGACAGAACCCTGTCCGAAAGTGAAATAGACAGACTGGTTCAGTCTGAATTAAGTCGTAGAAAATACAATACTCGTTTCACAGAAGAATCAAACGAAGAATTTGTAACCGAATGGAAAGCTTCATTAAAAAAAGTTCAAGATAATTTTCCTAGTGGTAGATTTAGAAACATTCGTTGGCAAGACCAATCAACAGGTGACGCCTCTGTAGGTAACGCAAAAATAAATCCCGATGACCCATTAGGCCTTGAAGCACACCCTACAGAAAATACTTGCCCTATAATCTTTACTAGTTTCTGTCACCCCTGCAATTCAACAATAAACGAAGGAGACGGTGCATTGGTATCTCCAAAATACTGGTGGGGTTGTTCAGAATCAATAACGGAACAGTTAGAAAACGACTGGAAAATTAACGGTGGAAGCGGAGACTTTAGAGACAAACTAGGTCTTACAAATCATGCAATGTGGAATGATAATCCAGCTACTGGTGAAACAAGTGCAGATATATTAAACCGTTGGAAATTATTACCGCATGAAAAAGGATTTGCCTCAGACCCTACTAAGATATCTATGGTTCCTTTAATCCAATTCTTTAAATCAATTGGTGTATCTCACCATGGACATTTCATTGTAGGTCAGAAACCTAAAGAAGTTACTGAAATGTTAGAAGTAGGTACAGAAAATAAAAAGGGTATAAAAACAATCAATGGAAAAGACAGAAGGGAAGCACCAAGTGATTTCCCTTGGCCATGGCAATATGGCATGTCAGACGTAACTGGTAATGAAAATATATTCGTTCTGTCAGGCTATTTAAATTGTGAAGACGCTATTGTCAATGGGCTTGAAATAATTCAGGATTATGGTTGGCCAGGCACAAAATAAGGATAAATACACATATGAAAACTTTTAAAACATATCTAGTAGAAGACCTTGACCATTCATACGAAGGAATGGGTGGGGAACACAACATAGATGACGCAGAAATTAAAACAAGACTCAATGCAATTTTAGGTCACACTGCTTCTATGGAATACATAAATCCAAAAGCTGCTGTTGCACAAATGGAAGCAAAACTTGCTTTACTTGGATTGTCACATGACGGAAATATAAACGACATGGACATGAACGAAAGTGGAGAGTTTGAAATCTCTTTCAAACGTTACGGAGATATCATGGGTAAATCAGTAGATACTCCTCATGACGAAATTGAAGAAGAATCTATGAACTATACTATGAAAATCAGAACTGAGAAATTAGAATCAGGTTCATTTAAAGTATACGGTTCATTAGTCTAATCTTCTTCCTTACACTATATACTAGTGTAAACAAAAATATATTATTATGAGTCTATTTGACAAACTTACAGCTAAGAACTTCGCCGCCTACGCAATAAAACACTATGATGACCCTCAGTGTGAGGACATGGAAGATTTTTATGAAGACTTACGTAGGTTCCGATACCTTAAAAGACTTCTCTTTAGATACTATCAACACGGAGAACTTAGAGAACGTCTCATGCTTAATCACCTCATTTGTATTTTCAATGTCTTTGGATATGAAGCGTCAATGAGAATGTTAAAGTTTAAAATCAAAGACCAAGGTTATTGGTCGTCAATCAAAACAATGCTTATATATCTTGGATACGTTGAAGAGGGATTTGAAGTAGAGGTTCCAATAGACGAAACTCTTGCAATGACCCTTCGAGAGGTATAAATAGATATATGGCCACCCGAATAATAGACACGCTAATTGTATTCCGTATACTTAAGATGTTAACAACACCTTTCGTGAAAACGCAAGCATACAAGTTCGGTTTCATTGATAAGAACGGTAAAAGAATCACGCATAAACCCGACCCAAAGAATCCTGCAGTAAAACTAGAAAACAAACCTACTACGTCTGATGAGAAAGCGTCACTTACACCATTACATAGATTGGTATTCAATCTAAAAAAACTTATAGAAAAAATACCATTTGGTAAATCAGCATTTGCCTCATACGCAGTAGCACTCGCATTACTCAAAGAAGAAACAAGATTAACAGAAGACCAAGCAGACGAGTTATGTGAAAAGTTTTACAGACACTTAAAGGAGAAAAATTTAGTCACGTCTGAGACACTACAAGAAACTATAAATCTTGCAGACTTACGTGTGGGAGTCACATACAATCTTAGACTTGCCATCTATCAAAATGATAATAGATATAGACCAAAATCACCTATAAAGATTGTAGCAGAACATAGTATAGTGTATGGTGTTCCTGTTTACATAGGATTTCTAGAAGAACACAGAGTATTGGTAACAGCAGATGATGTTTATTGAGGAAGTTACAAAAGTAAATGACATGGTCTTCAAACACCAAGCGGAGTTGAAGAAACCAAAATACAATAAAATAGATTTATGGGATACTGGTTGGCAGAAAATAATGACTGCACCGCCACCAGCAAACAATTCAACTGCTACGGTAGATGACATTAAGAAGATACAAGAACTTCTAAAAAATACTACCGCAATAACTAAAAGACAATACGTAGATTGTGACGAAGACGGTTCTTACTATATCAAAGCATATATGGAACAAAATGACTTAGAGTTTAATGCTGATACGATTGAATACATGGAAGACCAGTGCAGTCCCGTTATCAAACATTACAAAAACTTCTTTAACCGACCAAGACCATACCAATTAGCAGAAGCATTAAATATGGAATTTAAACCATATGTAACAACAACTGCAAAAAGTCCTGCATATCCAAGTGGACACGCAGTGCAGTCTAGAGTTGTTGCTAATTACTATGCAAGTAAATATCCTGACCATAGAGAAGGATTATTCAAAGGTGCATATATATGTGGTTGGGGACGAGTAGAAGCAGGTCTACATTATCCTTCCGATTATTCCGCAGGTATTCAACTTGCAGATGATTTAATGGGATACATGAGAGAAGATAAATTAAATGAAGATGCACCAGTGAACGCAACAGGGCCAGGCATTGCAATGCCACCCACAATGAGAAAGAAAAGGAAACAAGACAAAAGATTTTTTGAGCTTTGGACTAGAAAACCAAAATAAATTATGAAATTTCTAAACTATTTGGCATTAGCCACCAGTCTAATGATAGCAGGTATCGCCGCCTATTTTTCAGTAATAGGTATGGGGATTATATTTGCTGGTGCGTATATGTCCACGATAGTCATGATGAGTGCACTAGAATTTGGTAAGATAGTCACAGCGGCTTATGTTCATTTGTTTTGGAATCAATTGAACTATATGAAATATTATCTTGCATTTTCAGTATTTGTTCTCATGTTGATTACCTCACTGGGTATATTTGGTTTCCTATCTAAAGCAAACATAGAACAAACACTACAGGGTGATTCATACTCACTAGAAATGTCTATCATAGAGAAAAGACTTGACGCAAAAAACAACGAATTACAGAGACTGGAAGATAGGATTGCAAACCTAGATAACATTATTGCAACTGCTAGACCTCAAGATAGAAACTATATTGATAGACGACAGAAAGAAGAACGACAAGAAATCGGAAATGATATTGACACAGTCGTAGATGATATAGTACAATTGAATGAAGAGAAATTACCTTTTCAAAGATTGCAGTTAGAACAAGAAGGGGAGATTGGGCCAATTAAGTACGTTGCAGAAATGTTATACGGACAAGACGAGGCACAAAACTATTTGGACAATGCGGTAAGGTGGGTAATCATTGCATTGATATTTGTATTTGACCCTCTCGCACTATTGTTGTTAATAACTGCTACGAGTTTGATAGCAAATTATAAAGCGCCAGAACAACCTAGAA